TCACAGCTTGAGCTTTTCGATCTCCAAAAAATCTGCCTCAGAGTCGATCCATCTAGCGTAGCGTTCGAGCAGCACTTGGACGCTGTGGCCGAGCTGCTTGGCGACAAAGGCAGGGGTCATGCCCGCCATCAGGCAGATCGTCGCGTAAGTGTGGCGCGTAGCATACTGGCGGCGGTCTCTGATTCCCAGCGCTTCCAATGCTGCTTTGAAGTGACGCTTGGGCGTCTCTTCCGTTGTTATGAACTCTGCGCCCCTCCCATCCGTTGGCTTGAATACGAAGGTGTCGCCTTCGTCCATCATTGCCAGCGCGCCTCCCAGCGCCTTGAGCGCCCGTTCATTCAGTAGCACGACCCGCGCGTACTTGGTTTTCACGCGCTCGTGGATCTCTCCCTTCACCATCACGCGACTGATGTTCACCCGGCGCCTGGCCAGGTCGATGTCTCCCGGCTTCAGTGCCAGCTCCTCGCAGGGGCGAAGGCCTGTGAAGAATGCTGTCTCGAAGTAATACGCGTACATGCGCAGCCTGCCGTCGAGGGTTTCGTGCATGTGGGCGATGACTCGGTCTGCCTCTTCTTCCAAGAAGGGATCGATCTCTTTCGGTTGCACTTTGCCGCGTGGCAGCGAGCCCACTGGATTTGTGGTCATCAGTTCGTCAGCGATTGCCGCCTTAAAGATGCCGCTCAGCGTATTGAGGGCGAACCTGCGGTCTGTCTGTGACGGCCAGGTGATCCGCTCCAAGGCCTTGCGCAGATGAAGCGACCGCACCTCATTGATTGGCATGGTCGCGATGTAGGGCATCCAGTAGCTGTTGATCACGCGCTTATAGTTGTCGCGGGTGTTCTTGACGATCTGCCGGCTGTCCAGCCACGTCTGCGTGTACTGGCCAAAGGTCGGCATCAGCCGACCCATGACGTAGGTGGTGTTCGGGAACAGCTCCAGGTACTTCTCTTCCGTCAGCATCCCCATCCGGTTCAGCTGTTTTACTTGATCAAGTAGACCTGCTGCGGCTGCGATGCCCTTGGGCGTTTGTGGGTAGGGGAGCGTTTCGCAGCGCCTGACTTTGTTCCAGGTGAAGCGGATGCGCAGCTTTGTGCCGACAGATTCGACGCCTGACGGCATGTCCACTGGTTTTCTTGCCATTCGTTGTACCTGCTGATGCTGTAGTAGATGCGGCCGTCCAGCTTCTGCCAGACGCCCTCGGGGATCAGTTGTTTTTCGCGCCGACGTTCAAGCGCCTTTTGCGTGGTGCCCACCAGCTCGGCCAGCTTCGCTTCCAGCACCTTGTCGACCGGGTATTGGCTCAGTTCCTCGGCTGCGCTCATTGGGCCTCCCACTTATGCCGGTTGGCGGCCTGACGGCGCTGCGAGCAGCGCCTGTGGTTGCCGGTGCTGCGCGGCCGGTCGCATTGGTCGCAGATCGGCGGCAGGTTGAGGTTCTGCAGGGGCAGGGCGCGCGGAGTGGTGCGGCGATAGATCGTCATGCCACGCCCTCCAGTGCGAGGCCGCGTGAATGCAGGGCATCCATGCAGGCAGGGTTGATCCACAAGCACTCGGTGCGCGTGTCGCCGCCTCGGCCGGCGCTGATGCGGGCAGAGGTGGTGTTCATCGTCCAGCCCTCGAGCGCCTTGGTGTACAGCTCGCTGGGGTAGCCGCTGAGCACGACCATGCCCTGCAGCGTGTTGAGGGTAGCCAGCAGCTCAGCGTGCTGCGCATCGTCCATTTCGTGACGGTAGTACCGGCCTTTTTGCGCTCCGCGCACGCGGGTGTCGTGCATGTAGGGCGGGTCGACGTAGTGCAGGGCGTTCGGCGTGTCGTGGCCCTGCATGATGTCGACGGCGGGCCGATTCTCGATCAGCACGCCGGCGAGGCGCTGGCCGATGGTGGCCAGATGTTCCGGGTAACGTGCCCACAGTTGTTGGGCGGTCCCGTACTGGCGATAGCAGTCGATACGGAAGCCCGTGGTGCCTTTGCTGGCACCCGCCGAGCCGAAGCCCATCTGTGCGCGGATCACGGTGCGGCGTGCTCGCTCGACCGGCTCGTCTGTGTGCTGCCAAGCCAGGTCGAACTCGTCACGGGCATAAGGCGTGAGGATCAGCAGCTCGGTAAGCGCGGCCCTTGACTCAGTGCCCTGCAGTACGCGGAACAGGTTGACGATGTCGCCATCAAGGTCGTTGTAGACCTCGCCGTGGCTGCGGGGCTTCTGCATCAGCACGCCGGCCGCGCCGCCGAAGGGTTCGACGTACACATGGTGCGGCGGGAAATGCTCAATCACCCAGCTAGCCAAGCGGAACTTACCGCCGTGGTAGCGAATTACGGGGGCTGTAATTGTCATGCTGCACCCCGCTGGACATAGTGGCGAGGTGCCTGCAAGCTCAGCGCCGAATTGGATGCCTGGAGCTGGTCATGCTGGATGCGGAATTTCGAATCAAACCCTTTGCCTGGCTCAAGCAAGCTTGGGCAATGCCGCTGGTAGTCATTGCGGCGTTCCTCTTTTGCCTCTGTCTGTTCTTCCTGCCGTGGGCTGATATGAAAGCTGACTGGCCTTCTTGGGTACAGGCTGTGGGGTCGCTGATAGGCATCCTCATCGCAATAGCGGTCCCTGCATGGCAGCTTGATCGAGCTATGCGCGAGAAAAGATATGAAGCAGATCTCACGGCTTATCAAAATGCTTTGATGGGTCACATGGCGTGCGTGGAAGTGGATCAGTTCTTCAACGAATTGATCACGCGAAGTAACGGCAAGAGGTTCGCCTGGAATGACACCGATTATTTTCGGGCTTGGGCTGCAGTTCTTCAGAGACGATTCGCATCGCTGATCGATAAAGAGACATCCGCAGTCTGGTGGAGTGTGTTTTTGACCGGTCAGGGCCACCTGTTGGAAATTGATGCAGTGCTTCGGACTCATCCAGACGACTCCGAGATGATCGGAGTCATCACGAAAGTGAAGTTGGAAAAGTGGACAGAAGATCTCGAGCCTGTGCGAGAAAAACTGAGGGCTTTTCATACCGACAACCCCGGATTCAGGCGAGTGGGAATATGGGATTAGCGTCGGTTGATGTTTGTGGTGCCCATACCCCACGACAAGCTGCGCGTGCGGGCGGTTGTTGAAGCGGAGCGATGGGCTCAAGGTGCGCGCCCGGCGCACGCCTGTCAGGGGGTAGGCGGCAGCTGCGCTGCTTGGCAACAGCGAATGGATGATGCTCGTTGCTTCGCAACGGCGGTTTATGGCGCCACCGCGCGGAATGCGCTGGCGGCCGCGGGCATGGGCGCGCGGCTGTTGGGTGTGTACCAGGCCGCCGCCGTGCTGACGCACGGCCCGGACTACGGTGGATGCGGTGGCTAGGGTCATGCTGCAGCCCTCGCGCGATGCGTCGTGGCGAGCAACGCCATGAGCCGGTTGACGTAGTGCTGACTCGCCTCGGCGGGGCTCCAGGGCTGAATTCGAAACGCTGCGGGCTGGGTGCCGGCGAGGCATGGCCATGCGTCCGCGTGCTCGGCCATCAGGTCGCGCTTTTCGGTGGCCAGAGCGATCGTGTCGGCGTCGTGGACGCAATGCGGCAGCACCGGGTCGATATCGAAGCGGTGGCAGATGGCGTGCCAGATGTGGTGCTCGACCTGGCGGTATTCGGGGAGGGCCTGCTTGAGCGGGCCGACCAGATCGCCGACATAGGCTTCGGTGGCGTCATGCAGCAGGGCCTCGAGCTGGTATTTCTCGGGCACCATATCCGCGACGATGTAGCAGTGCTGGGCAACCGAGTAGAAGGCGCGGGTGTGGCCATTGAAGCGGCACTGCATGCCGAGGCTGTGGGCGATATCGACGGGGTCGATCATGCTGGCTGCTGGTTCGAGCAGGTCAACGCGCTTGCCGGTGCGGGTGATGATGAAGGTCATGTCGGCGGCCCTCACATGCACATCGCTGGCGGCAGGCCCAGCGCGCGGTGTTCGTCGTCGATGCGTTCCCAGGTGTCTTTGCCGTCGCCAATCCAGTTGATGGGCGGCTGGATGATGTAGCCGTCTTCGTCGCGCTCGATCTGCTGGCGGGGCTGCGGGTTCTGCTGGGCTTCGGTGTAGCGCTCGATGATCGCGGTGAGTGCTTTCTGCGCTAGTTCGGGCTGGTTGGTCTTGCTGGTGCCGGAGCGGCTGAATTGGCGCGCCGCTTGGCCTAGCTGGCGGGCAGCGAGCTTGAGGTTAAACAGATCGTCGGGCGTCAAAACCTTCGCATGGAGCCGGCCGACCACGTCGTCAAGGCGTGTCGTCTCTGCGTCCAGCTGGCTTGCCCGCTCACTGAGGCGCGCGGCCTCACGGGCATTCGCTTGCTGTCGCTGCAGGGCCACTGCAACTTCGCCGCGGAGCTGCTGGATACGGGCTTCGCTGCTCTCGCGGATGCCGGCGATCATTTCTTTCCAGTATTTGGCGGCGGTACTGCGGCCTTGGTCATAGCCGATTGCTTCGCCGGCCTTGCGGCCAGTGCGCAGGCCGCTGACGTAGCTGATGCCGATCAGAATGATGATCAGCACGGCCATCACTGCCAGGGCGTAGAGCTGGTGGGTGGTCAGTTGCATGGTGGTTTTCTCCGTAGTGGTCCGCGGCTGGTGGTGGCAGCTGGGCGGGGTGGTGGTGCATTAGGGTTGCTGCTGGCTCTGGCCGGCCAGGGCGTTGTCGGCCGCGTCGGACTGGCTGTCGATGAAGATGGCCAGGTGACGGATGTCGATAAACTTGGGGGCCTTGGCGCTGCTGTCGAGCGCGACGACAGGCAGGCTTAAGCGCCCGCTGTTCATCGCGCGGGTGAAGTTCTCCGGGTTGAGGTTGGCGAAGTAGCGCGTGCGCACCTGGTCGGCGGGTGCGAGCACGTCGCCGAAGGTGCGATACAGCAGCTCGACGGTTTGCGCGCGGGGCGCTGGCGGTAGGCGCAATTCCTGCTGGCTCATGCCACTGCCTTGTCAGCGTCGGCCAGTTGAGCCTCCAGCCGCTGTAGTGTGAGCTTGCCGCGCAGTCGAGCGGGCGCCGCTTTGCCCTTGGGCTGCTGCGCCTTGGCGATGTCCGTGTTGAGCTTGGCCAGGCATGCCTTGGCGGTGGAGCCGAACGCGACGAAGCGGGGTAGGGGCGAGGTGCTGTCCCACGGCTCGATAACGGCGCCCAGCTCCACACCGTCGAGGCCGCCGCCCAGGCGGAGCATCGCGCGTACGCGGTACTGTTCGCCCAGGTCTTTACTCATGTGTTCGAGCGCGGCCGTCAGCTGCATGTGCTCACGTTGGAGCGGCGCGCCGTCGGTGGTGAGCGACACCCCCGCGGCGGTAGCGGCCAGGGTAAGGTTGGCCAGTACCTTCTCGGGTGTGAAGCGCGCCGCGCCGAGCTGCAGCAGCTCGATCAGCAGGGCCTCGATCAATTTAGTGTCCATGTTGCTTCCTCTGTTGTTGGTCAAAGGCGATCTCTACGTGCTTGCGGGTGAGCGCCTGAAGGTGCTCCGGCACCCGCGCCAATGCCGCGCGCCGTTCTTCCTTCGTTCTCAGGGCGAGGATCTGAACGGCGTATTGGCGGGGGCGGGTTTCGGTGTCATGCGACATCGCGCGGGTCCTGCTGGGCCGGTGGCATTGGGCGCTCGATGCCCAGCTTGTCGGCCAGCCAGTTGATGCCGGCATCGGTTACGCGGGTGGTGCGGGTGAACCGCCAGCCCTTGGTGTCGCTGTAGAACTTGTTTTCGCGGGTGACCAGATAGAGCTTGGTCAGCTCGGGATTGGTTGGCAGGTTGTACTGATCGGTCAGGCCCTTTTCGCGCATGCGCTTCATCATGTCGCGGTGCTTAAGGCCGAGGCGCGTGGCTGTATCTTTGAGGGAATGGCTCATGGCAGCACCTCAAGCAGCGGCCGCGAGGGAGTCGCGGTAGCCCTGCAGGAAGCGGTTCATGGTGTCGGCCAGTAGGGCATAGGCGCGCTGCGTGTCGCGGGGCAGGGTCACGCCGCAAAAGGCGCCGTCCAGCTGGATCTGTGCGCTGTAGCCGCGACTGGTGCGGCTGATCTGCAGGGTTGGCTCCAGTTCGTCGGCCTCCAGTTCCCAGGTGCCACTACCTACGCGGATCGCACGGCGCAGGCGGCGCTCCAATTCGCTGGCGAGCAGATCCTCACCTACTTCAGGAAGGTCGATAGCCAACTCGCCATTTGCTGCGCATTCGATAAAGCGCACCACGCGCGCGGCAGTGTCTGCCCGGTGCTTCTCCAGTACGACGCTGTTGGTATGGCGGTTGCCGGCAAACGTCACCATCAGCTCCAGTGCGTTTTCGCATTGCTCGAAGGCGACTGCGACGCGCAGCTGGGTGTTACCGCCGAGGCTACGGAGCGTGTGGTGGAAGGTGCCGTTAAGGCTTACCTGGTACTTCAGCAGCTGCTTGGACAGGGCTGTGAGGTACAGGGTGCTAAGGCGAATGCTCATGCCGCGTGCCCTCCGTCGTTCGGATCGAAGGGAGCGGGCTGCTCGATCACCAGATAGCGGCGGTCACGGCTCTGCGCGTTGAGTGCGTCAACGTTGCCGGTAGCGAATGTGAAGTTCGGGCGTGCGGGGATATAGCGGGCGCCGGCCAGCCGAGCAGCGCGACGGATTTCTGCGATCAGCTCGGTAGGGCAGCGTGGGTGCGTGTGGACTGTTGCGGACATAGGTAGATCACTCGTCTGTGGTGGAGACGAGACAAATCTACAGTTTGATTTGTAATTAGGTCAACAGCTTTGTTTGTAGGCTCGCGCGGCGTTTGTTACAGCTGTTGCACTTTCCACATGGCGCGACCGCACAGCTGCCACTCTTCGTTGATCTGAATGTAGCGTGGCTTCCAGTCAGGATTGGTTGCTTCCAAATACCATTCTCCGCTGTCCTGGCGAAGTCGTTTGAACGTGACTGAGTTTGAGCCGGTGAGCTTGGCGACAACGTAGTCGCCAGATTTAGCCTCTTTCGATGGGTCGATCACAACCTTGTCGCCATCGTTAAAGCTTACGGAATCAGCAGGGTTGCACATGCTCACGCCTTCGATGCGCAGCACAAAGGCATTGGGGCCAACTGGCCCCGGCGCGTCAATCCACTCCTCCGCGTCGCCGGGTTGGAAGTTATCAATGGCCTCACACCATGCCCCTGCGGCTACTGACCCGATCACGGGCAGCTTTTTCACTGCTGGTCCAACTACCGACGCCCGGTCGACGTACTGAGGGCTGGTTTCATCAACCCCCTCGCGCGGTTGCACGGCTGGATCAATCGACTCCGGGGCCAATCCTAAAGCCCGAGCTATCTGCGGGAGAAATTTAGAGTGCTTGGTACGGCCTGCCTCGATGGCCGCATAGGACTGTTGCCTGAAGATCTCGCCCCCTAGCAGGTCGCTGACGGCACGTGCGACCTGCCCTTGGGACATGCCCAGCTCGGATCGACGCTTCTTCAATGTCTCGGCTATCGCCTGTTGGCGCTGAATTTGTGTGCTCATGTGCGGAGGCTACAAATATCTTTGTAAGCACTCAAACAGTATTGCTTGTTGCATTTCAACAGTATTGTTTGTAGATTCTCGGCTGTATCCACAGGAGAACACCGTTATGAGTTCCGATGCGTTGATGAAAGCTGCTTTTGAGGAAGCAGTTAAAGCTATCGGTGGCCAGTCCGCGGCATCACGCAGCCTTACGGAGCAAGGCCACAAGATTTCCCAGCAGCTCCTACGCCACCACCTGAAGGTCAAGGGGCGTTGCCCAGCTGAGCTGGTATTGGCTTTTGAAGCGATGTCAGGTGTCAGCCGCTACCGCCTGCGGCCAGATGTATTTGGTGATCAGCCCGCTGTTGAGGCCCGCGCCGCATAGAAAAAAGGCGCCCTAAGGCGCCCGGTTTCCCGGCCCGGCTTAGCCTGGCCGTACCTGGGCACGAGTGCTCAGGCTGCCTACTTCTCCACCACAGATACATAGGCTTTTGTGACCACCATGCAACGGAGCCACGAGGTGACTATAGCAAGCGGTCACCACAGGGTCACTGGCAGCTTCTTACTGAAATTGCCATGACCGGCTCCCATCGGCGCGTACCACCACTGCGCGCCATAGCTGGGTTGGGATACCCAGCGTTGCGCCGCTACCGCCACCACCGGTAGCGGCGCTGTAGCGGCAGGGGCTGTGCGGAGCACGGCCCCTGCCTGGGGATGCGGACGGCCAAGCCTGGGCGTACGCATGCAACCACCATGCAACCGAGAGAAATCACCATGCCGCGATTCGACTATGCGGAGCAGATCGAGCGCCTGGGGCGCGAGATCATGCCGCTGACCGATGCTTTCAACCTTGTCGCCCGCAATCAGGCCATGTGCCACGGCGGCATCACGGGCTTTGCCCACTCCACTGGCCGCAATGTGAACACCACGGCCCACAAGTTCGACCCTGCCCACACCAGCCATGTGCTGAACCTCTATGACCTGCTCGACTTCATGCGCTACGTGACCCCTGAAGGGCGCGCGGTGCTGTGGGACTCGCTGCACGCCGAGCTGGGCGACAGCCTGTGGTTCTTCGTGTCGCCCCTGCAGGGCGAGGACATTCCGCAAACGCTGGTGAACGGAGCTGGCGAGATCCTGCACACGGCCGCCGATGCCGCCACCACGGTGGCCAGGCATATTGAAGACAACCGGATCGACGACGCCGAGCTGGCCGAGACGCGCAAGCTGACCAGCCGAATCATCCGCGCCGCCATCGGCCTGTATCAGCGTGCTCGCTACGTGAACCAGACGACCGTAGGTGATAGCCGTGGCTGACATTGCAGATATCGCGAATGACCGTATGCAGCAGGAGCTGGACCAGCGTTTGGCCGCGCGCGGCTTGAGTCGCCCGCCCCAGGTGTCCGAGGAATGCGAATACTGCGGCGTTGAAATCCCGTTCGAGCGCGTGCAGGCGCTGGCGAAGATGGATTGCCTGCGTTGCGTTGACTGTCAGCGCTTCCATGAGCGGCGTGGGGGTGGGCGATGAGCCATCCAGATGATCGAGTTGAGGCCAAGCTGCGGAAGCTTCTTGCTCTGGCGCAGCGCGGGGTAGGTGGGGAGAAACAGACCGCTCAGCGCATGCTTGAGAAGATGCTTGCCCGGCACGGACTGACCCTAGACGACCTAACGACTGAGCGCCGTGTGACGCGGTGGTTCCCAGCGCCAAATCCCTATGACCGACGCCTTGCTCTCCAGATACTGGCGAAGGTTTGCGACTCTTCTGCGGTCGCCATTTACAAAAGCGCCCACAAGCGCCGAGCGGTAGGCGTGGAAGTTACGCCAGCTGAAGCCATTGAGTTCGAGCTTCACTACCACTTACTACGTAAAGCGCTGGCAGAGCATTTCGACGACGCCTACAGCGCCTTTGTGCAGGCCAATATGATTTTTCCCAAGTCGGGCGAGGTGTCTAGCGAAATCAGTGAGCGCGATCTCCGAGTGATGGGTATGGCTGAAGCTGTTGTGCCGACCGCCATCCATCATCGTATTGAGCAAGGGGGCGCGGATGTCTGAGCGTCACGAACTGCTCGATGACGTGCTCGCCCAGCTGCAGACGGGCGGGCTGAACCCTGAAACGCCCTTGGTGATTGGCAAGCGCACGCGCTGCGAGGCCGAGGGCGACAAGAAGCCGGAGAAGACCGGCTGGTACGTGATCTACGAGCACCAATTGAGCGATGGCCGCACGAGCTTCTGCGGTGCGTTCGGAGACTGGCGTTCGGGCGAGAAAGGTAGCTGGCAGAAGATCAAGCCGAAGGGCGGGCGCCTGAGCGCTGAAGACCGGGCGGTGATGAAGGCGAAGGCCGAGGAAGGTCAGCGCCGCGCGGCCGAGGCAGAGCAACGCAAGCACCGCACGGCCGCGCGGCGCGCTGCGGGCATCTGGAAGCACCTGGAAGAGAAGGGCGCGTGCAAGTACCTCGACGACAAGCGTGTGGAGGGCTTCGGCCTGCGGTACAAGCGTAAGTCCGGCACCGCGCTGGTGCCGATGCGAAATGTGAAGACCTGGGACATTGTGGGCCTGCAGGTGCTGTACCCGGAGAAGCAGGCGGAGACCGGCCGCAACAAGGATTATTGGCCGTACGGCCTGGAGAAGCAGGGCGCTGTGCATTTGATCGGCCCGGAGCCTGAGCCGGGCGACGTGATTCTGGTATGTGAGGGCTACGCGACTGGCGCAAGCCTGCACATGGCTACCCAGCTCACTACGGCAGTCTGTTTCGACGCCGGCAACCTGCTGCCGGTGGCCGAAGGGCTGCGTGTGCGTTATCCCGGTCGCCAGCTGGTGTTCTGCGGTGACGACGACTGGAAGACGATGATCCAAGGCAAGCTGGTCAACGTCGGGAAGATCAAGGCCGACAATGCCTCGGTAATCGTCGGCGGCCAAGTGGTGTTGCCGACGTTTGACGAAGGCCGCGAAGACAAGTGGACCGACTTCAACGACCTGCATTGCGTCAGCGGCCTGGGCGCGGTGCGCGCGCAGGTGATGGCGGTGGTGCGGCCGGCGACTGACGACCCTTGGCGCGAGCGCCTGCAGTACGCGGAGAAGGGCGGGATGATCGCGCACCCGTTTAACGTGGCGCTGATCCTGGGGAATGACACGCGTTGGCGTGGCGTGATCGCCTTCGACTCGTTCAGCTCGAAGATCCGCAAGATGCGCACGCCGCCCTATGGGGGCGCCGCTGGCGACTGGGGCGACTTGGACGACATCAAGGTGACGCTGTGGCTGGCCGACGTGTACGGGCTGCGGGTGAAGTCGGCCCACGTGGTTGAGGCGGTGAATGCGGTGGCTCACGACAATGCCTTTCACCCAGTGCGCGAGTACCTGCAGGGCCTGGAGTGGGACGGCGTGCCGCGGCTGGAGCACTGGTTGCACAAACGCTTAGGTGTGGCCGATAGCCCATACAGCCGAAAGGTGGGTAAGCGCTGGATGGTTTCGGCGGTCGCGCGGGTGTTCAAGCCTGGCTGTAAAGCGGACTCGGTGCTGATCCTTGAGGGGATTCAGGGCGCGGGCAAGTCGACATCGATGTCAGTGCTGGGCGGCCTGTGGTTCATGGATACGCCGTTCAACCTGGGCGACAAGGACGGCTATCAGGCGATCCGGGGTAAGTGGATCATCGAGCTGGGCGAACTGGACGCCTTCAACAAGGCCGAGTCGACGCGCGCCAAGCAGTTCTTCTCGGCCTCGGTGGACACCTACCGCGAGAGCTACGGGCGCCGTGTGCTTGATGTGCCGCGTCAGTGCGTGTTCGTGGGTACTACCAACCAAGACGAGTACCTGAAGGACGACACGGGTAACCGCCGCTATTGGCCGGTGATGTGCACGAAGGTGGATATCGAAGGGCTGCGCGAAGACCGTGACCAGCTGTGGGCCGAAGCCATGGCATGTTTCGAGGCCGGGCACGTGTGGTGGGTGGAGCGAGACGAGTCTGCCGACTTCGCTGCCGAGCAGGAGAAGCGCTATCAGGCAGATATGTGGGAAGAACCGATTATCGCGTTCCTCGACAAGCATATCGGCGAGACGGTGACGGGCGCGCAGATCCTCGACAAGGCGCTGAACATCGACCCCAGTCACTGGGATAAGCCATCGCAGATGCGGGTGGGAAAGATCATGCATCGCCTGCAATGGCCGCGCCGGCGGCAGGGCAGTGGGCCGGGCGGCACGCGTGGCTATGCCTACGTGAAGCCGTCCGGGTGGAAGAAAGGGCAGCTCGCGCTCGAGGCGGGGAAGAAGGAGACTGCGTTTTGATTCCTGAAATGGATGAGATGCTGAAGCTGTGGGCGCGCGACATGCACGGCGGCCCAGGTGCTGGCGGTGGCGGTGGTTCGGTGCTGGCTCAGTTGATGGACTGCAAGGGCGACTTGGTGCGCGGCTCGCGGGGAGGCTCGCGGATGTTGCTGCCTTGGAGCGCTGATATTGAAATCATCGTCAACAAACACTTGGACGCGCAGCTTGCCTTGGTGGTGCGGGAGCACTACCTGTGCCGTGACCCGGATCGGTTGGATAGCCAGAAGTACAGCGCGTGCGGCTGCGGGCGACGTCAGTTCTACTACCGATTGAACTCGGCACACGTCGCTATTGCGGGTATGCTGCTGGCTCGCGCCGCGTGATGGCGCGCCGTCCCTGCACGTCCCACCTTGTTTTTCAGCAGGTGGGACGCCTGAAAACCGCGTCAAATCTGGCGCCGTCCCACCTCCCCACCTTTCTCACACACCCGCACACAGGGCACAGGCACGCGCGCGCGTTGCGCGCAGCGTAATTACTTTCTCTCTATACGTGAGAAGGTAGTTAAAAAGTAGGGCGGTAGGGCAACGCATTGTATTTGCTGTGTTTTTTGGCGTCCCACTAGGCGCAAGTGTAGTGGGACAGGTAGGGCACTGCCCTGCGGGGCGGTAGCCAGTGTGTGATATGGGCGTTTTTTCTCGGTGCGTGGTCGTTGATTGCTGTGTGGCAATAAAATCGGATTGCTGCCATTGCACTGGAGGGGTATAAATCTCGCATCTTCGGAGAAGTGCGCAACACGGCGCTTCCCCACCAAACCCGGCCCCCGCGCCGGGTTTTTTGTTTGTGGCGCCCCGTGGTTGCGGCGCCGAGCCCACGGACGGGCTACCTACTCGAAGCCTCGGCATGTGCCGGGGCTTTTTTGTTTCTGGCGCTGAGGTGCGTATGTCTATCGAGGATCGAGTGGCACAGAGTGTTGAGGATATTCCGACGTGGTTACTGATCCTTGTGGCACTGGCCGGGCTGAGCGGTGAGCTGTGGCGGGCAGACGTGGCGGGCTACGCCATGAGCCTGCTGATCAAACGGGTGCTGCTGCGCTTCGGCGCGTCGGTGATCTTCGGCCTGGCCACGGTGCTGTTCGCCACCGCCTGGGGCAGCAGCCTGCTGACCGCGGGTGCGCTGGGCAGCGTGGTTGCGTGCCTCGGTGCCGATGTGGCCAGTGGGATGTACGCCCGCTACCTGGCCAAGAAGGCCGGCATCGATAACCTGCCGCCGCCGCCTGCGATTGTGGTGCGCGATGAATGAGGCCCGGCCGACCTCATCGACGGCCAAGGGCTACGGTTACCGCTGGCAGCAAGCGCGGGCCGGCTGGCTGCGGAGCAATCCGCTTTGTGTGTTCTGCCAGCAGGGCGGCCGACTGACACCGGCAACGGTGGTCGACCACAAGACGCCGCACCGCTTGGCCGATGCGCGAGCGAGCGGCGACGCAGTGGCGATCAAGGCGGCACAGCAGCTGTTCTGGGATCGGGCCAACTGGCAGTCGCTCTGCGACAACTGCCACAGCTCGACCAAGCAGCGGTTGGAGAAGTCGGGCCGCGTTGCTGGCTGCGATACCGCGGGCCTGCCCGCCGATCCCCGCCACCACTGGAACCGCTAGGCGACAGGGCCGCCGGAGGGGAGGGGGGGGTGAAAAATTCAGACCCTCGACCCTTCTAGACCGAACGCCCAACTCCGTGTGCAACGCCGGGAAAAATGGGGGGTGGGGGGCTTCGACCCCTGGAGGATTAAACCATGGCAGGAAACGCCAACTCAGGCCGGCACCCGCTGCCGGCTACCGTGCACATGCTGCGCGGCGACCCCAGCAAGCAGGGCATGGCAGCGCTACAGGCGGCTGCGCAGGCACCCGCTGTGCCCGTAGAGGCTCCGCCGAAACCCGACTTCCTGAGCCCCGAGGGCTCGCAGGAATGGGATCGCGTGGTCGAGGCGCTGGAGGCGCTGGGGTGGATCAGCACGCTGGACATGATGGCCTTGGCTTCGTACTGCGAGGCAGTGGGCGACTGGGTGCGCTTCCGCCGCAAGATCGCAGAGCTGAACGACAAGCTGCAGGGCAGCGGTGACGTGCAGACCTACAAGACTGGCGCCCAGCAGCTGAGCATCTGGCGGCAGCTGGCCAACGACGCCGAGCGCCGCGCGAATCAGGCCGGCGCACTGTTCGGCTTTTCACCCGTTGCGCGTCGCGCCATGAAGGCGTTGGCGCCTCAAGGCGAGTTGTTCCCACATGCAGCAAGAGACGCTGCTGACCGATACTTCAGCTGACTGCCGCGTACTGGCGTTCGCCAGGGCCGCGCTGGCCGGGGAGATCGTCGTCGGCCCGGATATTCGCAACGCCTGCCAGCGGCACCTGAACGATCTGGCGCACGGTTCTACGCGTGGCCTGATCTGGAGCGCCGAGCAAGCTGCGCGGGCCATCGGCTTTTTCGAAGACGTGCTTTGCCTCAACGGCGGCGACTACGAAGGCGCGCCGTTCCTGCTTGCACCATGGCAGGCGTTCGTCATTGGCAGCCTGTTCGGCTGGTACGTCGACGAAGGGGTGAGGCGTTACCGCCTGGCCTACATCGAGACCGGCAAGGGCTCGGGCAAGTCGCCGCTGATCGCAGGCATCGGGTTGTACGGCCTGGTGGCGGACGGTGAGCAACGGGCCGAGATCTACGCCGCCGCGACCAAGAAAGATCAGGCGATGATCATGTTTCGGGACGCCGTGTCGATGGTCACCATGTCGCCCAAGCTGGCGGCACGCATCGAGCAGAGCGGCCGTAACGAGAAGATCTGGAACCTGTTCTACCCGAACACGAACAGCTTCTTCCGGGCCATCAGCAACGACGACGGGCAGTCCGGCCCACGGCCTCACATGGGGCTGCTCGATGAGGTGCATGAGCACAAGACGGCCTCGGCCGTGGAGATGATGCGCGCAGGCACCAAGAACCGGCGCCGCGCCCTGGTGGCGATGATCACCAACAGCGGGTCGGACAAGAACAGCGTGGCCGGCCAGTACCATGACTACGGCGTGCGGGTATGCCGCGGTGATGCCCTCGACGATACCTTCTTCGCCTTCATCTGCTCGCTGGATGAGGGCGACGACCCGCTGACCGATGAGGCGTGCTGGCCAAAGGTGAACCCGTCGCTGGACTACATACCCGAGGGGCGTACGGACGGCATCCCCGGTCGGCGCTACCTGCGCGAGCAGGTGCTGGCGGCACGCGGGTTACCAGCCAAAGAAGCCGTGGTGCGCCGGCTCAACTTCTGCGAGTGGACGGCAGCGGAAAACCCGTGGATCGGCGCTGACGTTTGGCTGGGCGCTGCGGAGCCGGTGCCGATGCGCGTGCTGCGTAACCGGCCATGCGTGGGCGGTCTCGACCTATCCAGTACCACCGACCTCACGGCGTTCATGCTGGAGTTCTACCCGACCGAAGAAGATCCGCATTGGCGGCTGCTCTCGTACTTCTGGATACCCGATCACGACCTTGAGGGCCGCGAGAACCGTGACCGCGTACCGTACCGTGTATGGATCAAAGAGGGGCATCTGGAAACGACGCCGGGGCGCGCGATCAGCAAGCTGCATGTGCTGCGCCGGCTACAGACCATCTGCGCGTACTTCGATGTCACCAAGATCGGCTATGACCGCTGGCGTATCGAAGACCTCAAGCAGCTCATGATCGAGCACGGTATCGATCTGCCGGAGCTGGTGAAGTTCGGCCAGGGCTTCCAAGACATGGGGCCGGCTGTCGACGAGTTCGAGCGGCGCTTGCTGGGCCTGCCGCCGGAAACGAAGGACGAAGACGGCAACGTGGTCCCGGTCGATGCGGAAGAGTACGGCGTGATCGAGACGCTTCGCCATGACGGCAACCCGGTTTTGACTTGGTGCGCCGCGAACGCCGTAACAGTTGCTGACCCGGCTAACAACCGCAAGGTCGACAAGGCCAAGTCCATTGGCCGTATCGACGGCATTGTCGCCTCTGTCATGGCCACCGGGGTCAGCGGCAGCGCCCGTTCGGGCAGCGGCAAATCCATCTATGACGAAGGCGTGAGCATATGAGCACTCTGGTACAGATCCTTTCCTGGCTCGCCGGGCTGGTCGGCTTCGGCCTGCTGGTCGCCGGTGTTGCTCAAATCTACGTGCCGGCGGCGTTCATCGTCGCGGGGTTTGGCCTGGTGGGCTGGTCGTTTGTTGCTGACCGCGCTGTGGCTGCCATGAAATTCAAAGGAGGCTGAGCATGTTCTTTTCCAGCCTTCGCGGCAGCGGGCAACAGGGCACGCTCGAGAGCTTCGGCGACTTCTGGCGCGGGCTGATCGGCTCGGGTGGCGGCAATAGCGCTGGGGTAAACGTCACGCCTGAGACGGCGTTGGGCGTGCCCATCCTGCAGAACTGCGTCAGCCTGCTGGCTGAGAGCCTGGCGCAGTTGCCGTGTGATGTGTACGAGCGCAAGGAGAAAGGGCAGCGCGAAGCGGCCGTCAATCACCCGCTCTACGACGTGTTGCGCTACCAGCCCAACGGCTTTCAGACGCCGTTCGAACTGATCGAGTGCGAGCAGACGGCGTGCGGGCTGCGCGGCAACAGCTTCACATGGATCGACCGCCGAGACGACGGCAACGTCGCGGGCCTGTGGCCGCTGCACAACGATAAAGTGCAGGTGCTCAAAGGCGCCGACCTGCTGCCTTACTATCGCGTCGGCACTGCCGACCCGGTGCCGATGCGGATGATTCACCACGTGCGCTGGGCTAGTACGAACCACTATGTCGGGCTGTCACCCATTGAGCTGCACGCCGAGACGGTCGGTATGGCGCAGGCCATCAACCGCTATACGGGGAAGTCGTTCGCCAACGGCGCCACCGTGTCCGGCGTGATCGAGCGGCCTAAGGAGGCCGCGGCAATCAAGGATCAGGCCAGCATCGACAAGATCGTCGAGCAGTGGGGGCAGAAGTACAGCGGCATCGATAACGCCAAAAAGGTCGCGCTGCTGCAAGAGGGTATGACCTTCAGGCCGATCTCCATGAGCAACGTGGATGCCGATATCGTCAACATCCTCAAGCTGGTCGGTACCAACATTGCCCGGATCTACAAGATCCCGCTGCCGATGGTGAATGACCTGGAGAAGTCGAACTACAACACGCTGGAGCAGTTGCTGATCCAGTTCGTTGTGTTCGCGTTGCTGCCATGGGCCAAGCGCCACGAGCAAGCAATGATGCGCGACTTCCTGCTGCCAGGTGATCGGCGCCGCTACTTCATCGAGTTCAACCTGTCGGGCTTGCTGCGAGGCGACCAGAAGAGCCGCTATGAGGCCTACGCCATTGGCCGTCAGTGGGGCTGGCTGTCGGTGAACGACATCCGCCGCCTGGAAAACATGCCGCCCGTCCCAGGTGGTGACCTGTACCTGCAGCCGCTGAACATGGTGGACGTGGGTAAGGGTGCTGACCTGAGCAACCCAAATGTGCGTGCGCAGCTGGAGCTGCAGCAAGCCGAGATCGCGAGGATCCTGCAGCAATGAAACGCCACTTGAGAGCGGCCAGCATGCTGTTCAACCAGCCTCTGCTGGTCACGCCCGAAATGCTTGACCTGGGCGTCAGCTGGGCCAATCAGGCCATGCACCTGAACATCATCAACATTGGCGGGCAAGGCGAAGGCCGGCCCGGCGCGCAGTTGATGGAAGATGATTATGACCACGGCGCCTACATGCAGCGCATGGAGGACAGCCGCCGCCAGGCCATCGCCCGCACAGGGGTGGAGGTGATTCCCGTCAGCGGCATTTTGGTCAGCCGCTCGGCTCATCTGCAGATGTGCGAGGTGATGACCAGCTACGAAACGCTGCGCCAACAGCTGCGCACCGCCATGGCCGACCCGATGGTCGAGCGTATCGTGCTCGACATCGACAGCCCCGGCGGTGCTGCCGTTGGTGCGTTCGAGCTGGCGGCGGACATCCGTGCCATGACGCGGCAGAAGCCCATTACCGGGCTGGTCAACTTCTCCGCCTACAGCGGTGGCTACCTGATGGCGGCCGCGTGCAGCGAAGTGGTGGTCAGCCAGACCAGCGGAATCGGCTCCATTGGTGTCATCGCCAAGCATCTGGATCGCTCCAAGATGCTGGAGAACGCCGGCGTCAAGGTCACCACGGTGTATGCCGGTGACCACAAGGACGATCTCAGCCCACATGAGCCACTCACCGAGCAGTCAATGAAGGTGCTGCAGGAGATCGTGCAGGAGAGCTATCAGATGTTCGTCGGTGCGGTGGCCGACTATCGCGGCTTGACCGTCGAGAAAGTCATTGCCACACAGGCGGCGCTCTACAGCGGTAAGGCAGGTATCGCCGCTGGCCTGGCTGACCGCATGCAAAGCCCGCAAGACGCCGTTGACCAGCTGTCCAGCGCCGTAGCCGCGGCCCGTGCTACCCGTGCAGGCGGTGGCTTGTCGGTGCGCGCTCGTGCGGCAGCAATCCAGTCTCAACTCTGACCGCGTTCGCGGCAGTCACACAGCCCGCCTTGTGCGGGTTTTTTTATGCCTAGGAGGCAGTATGTCCCTTGTACTTCAAATGCGTAGCGAACGCGCCGAGCTGAACAACAAGCTGCAGGCGCTGGCCAAAATCGAGGCCAGCGGCGGTAGCCTGAGTGCTGAGCAACTGGCCGAATTCACAAGCCTGGAAAGCCAGATCGCCGATCTGAGCGCCAAGCTGTCCCGTGCTGAGGCGGCCGAGAAGTCCGCCGCGCTGGCGGCTGTGCCGGTGGAAGAGGGCGCGCAAGGCGCGCAGAGCCCGCCCGCAAGCCGCATGCATGGCGGCGACGGCAAAGAGCAGATTGCCGGGGTCAAGATGGCGCAGATGGTCCGCCTGCTGGCCGCCGCTCAAGGCAACCAGCAGGCCGCCGCGCAGATGGCCAAAGACGGTAACTTCGGTTCTGACGTGCAGATGGCCCTGTCGACCGTAACGCCAGGCGCTGGCGGTGTGCTGGTGCCAACCAACTTTGCATCGGACGTGATCGAGGCGCTACGCCCGACTTCGGTGCTGCGCAAGATGGGCGTAACCAGCCTGCCGCTGAACAATGGCAACCTGACCATGCCGCGCATCACCGGCAACACCGTGGTGACCTACATTGGCACCGAGCAGGACATCCCGCTGACCGGCATGACGTTCGGTGATACCAAGCTGTCGGCCAAAAAGGCCGCCGCGCTGGTGCCCGTGTCGAACGACCTGCTGCGTATGTCCGGCGTGAATCCTCGCGTTGATAGCATCGTTGCCAGCGACCTGACCGTCAGCATGGGGCTATCGGAAGATCTGCACTTCATCCGTGCGGACGGCTCTGGCGTGCTGCCGAAGGGGCTGCGTCACTGGGCTATCGCGCAACACGTTCTCCCGGCGCCGGTGAACCCTGACCTGGCTGCCATCGACCTGTTCCTGGGCGGGCTGATGCTGCGCATCGAAACGGCCAACGTGATGATGAACAGCTGTGGCTGGCTGATGCATCCGCGCACGCTGCGCTGGCTGCAATCGCTTCGCGACGGCAATGGCAACAAGGCTTACCCGGAGATCGATCAGAAGCTGCTCAAGGGTTACCCGGTGGGCCTGAGCAATCAGATCCCGGTCAACCTGGGCGAGGACGGCAACGAGTCCGAAATCTATTTCGTGAACTTCGCCGACATGATGATCGGCGAAGACATGGATCTGGTCATCGACTTCAGCAAAGAGGCTGCCTACAAGGACGCCAACGGCAACATGGTCAGCGCCTTCCAGCGTGATCAGACCCTGGTGCGCGTGATCGCCAAGCACGACTTTGGTCCGCGCCACGTCGAGTGCATCACCGTGGGTGTCGGCGTCAAGTGGGGCGCCGGCATGTAACCCGCTGCCCCGTCTGCCGGCGGGGCGCTTTCTAATTTCCAGTCACACAAGGTGATGACATGAGCAACGATAACGTAGTGGTGAAGTTCATCCAGTCCTGGCGCGGCTACTCGAAAGGCGAGGCAGCGGGCTTCAGTGCTGAGCAGGCTAAATCTCTGATCGAAGGCAAGGTCGCTGAGGCTGTAAAGGCCAAGGGTAAGCCTGGGAAAGCTGCAGACAAGCCCGCTGATAAACCGGCCGATCAGCCTGCACAAAAGCCGGCTGATCAGCCTACTGATAACACTGACGACGATGCGAAGCCCTAACCATGGCTAGGCGACTCAAGTACGAAGGCCAGCCAGTGCTGTCAGTCGAAGACGTAGCCAACCAGTGTCGTCTTGACCCCGAAGACATGGAGGTTGAGCTGCTGCAGGGGGTGATCATCCCAGGTGTGACGGCGCAGGCCGAGGCGCGTACTGGAGCCGCCATCCGTGGTGCCATTTTCGAAGAGGAATGGCCCGAGGCGTATCGCTCGGGTCATGCGCTGGAGGTGGGGCAGGCTACTGAAGTGGTGAGCATTGGGCGTGTCGAGTCAGACGGCGGCGTCAAGGATCTGCAGCCGCTGCCGGTGTTTCGCCTGGAGCGCGGGCAGCGGGAAAGCTTTTTGCACTTCCCGCAAGGGCGGCCAACTGGTCGCCTGGTTATCCGCTACCGCGGGGCGCTGGATATCGACGCGTACCCAGGGGTCAAGCAGTGGATGCTGATGCACGCCGCCACGGCTCACCAGCAGCGGGAAACGGTGGTCGCAGCGAAGATGCTGCACGAGATCCCGGCCTCTTTCATTGACTCGCTACTGGCGGACATAGTGGTCCCGCCGAGGTTCTGACCATGGCAATGATTGAGCCAGGCGCCGGCGAGCTGAATCGCCGCGTGGTGATCCGCGAGCGGATCGACTACCCAGGCGCAGAGCCTGCAGAGGTTGGTTCTGACTTCAATGGCGTCCGCCGCACCTGGGCGAAGATTGAGCCGGTCGGCAGCGCGGTCTATTCGGGCAGCGTGCAGGCCGACAGCATCGTCACCCACCGAGTGACCATCCGTTACCGTAACGGCATCACGACCGGGCATGAGGTGGTGGAGACACGCGGCGGTGTCGAAGTCGTGTACCGGGTTCGGCGTTCGTCACCGCTTGGTACTGGCCGGCGCTTTACCGTGATCGAGGTGGAGGAACTATGAGCCAGCCCCGCTTAGCGAGTTACCTGCATATCGACGGCTTCGACAGCTTCGAGCGCGAGGTTTTCAACCGCCGCGAGGTGCGGGCCGGGTTCCGTGCCGCTGGCCGTCTGGTGACGGGTCGCGCGCAGATGAACCTGATCCTGGCCAGGGGCCAAGCCGGGTACCCGAACAAGCGCACCGGCCGACTGATCGAGTCGATCCGTTTTCGCGTGAGCCGGTCGGGCTTCATGGTGAAGGTGATGCCCGAGAAAACCGCGGGCATGGCCGACTATTACCCGGCGTATCTGCACTACGGCGTGAAGAGCGGCGGCCGCGTGAAGAAGTTGGCCGCCGGCCAGGGCAAGGGTCGCAGTAACCGCCGTGCCCGCGGCGAGCGGGCCGCGCTGGAGCAGTCGCGCGCCGCTGGCGGTTGGCGAATCACCCCGAGGGACAACTACATAGCCGACGCCCTGGAAGACAACGCGCCGCGTGTGCGAGTGATCCTGTCGGAAGCATTCGCCCGCGGCCTGCGCTGACGGCCAAAGCAGGTCAACCAAGCCCCGCCATGCGGGGCTTTTTGTTGCCGAGGAAACCATGCAAGTAACCCCGATGGTCGAGCACCTGCGCGCCCGTTGCCCCAGCTTTCGGCGCCGCGTGGGCGGCGGCATCGACTGGGAGGCAATCGAGACCAGTACCAAGCTGCCGGATCTGAACGCGCATGTGGTGCTGACAGACGAGAAGGCCGAGGCGTCGGAAACCACCAACGTCATTACGCAGAACGTCGAAGAGCAATTTGACGTGTGCGTCGTGTTCCCCCAAGCCAAGGGCGACGAAGGCGGGCGCCTGGTGGGCGATGTCGTCGACAGCATCCGCCGCGAACTGTGCCTCGCGCTGGTCGGCTACCGCCCCGGCGGCGATTACTCGCCCATTGAGTACGTCAGCCGGCAGCTGATCCTGATCAACCGCTTTGCGGCCGTCTACCGCTTCACCTTTGTCACGGCCTACCAGCTGGGTCGCAACGACGAAAGCGCCCCTCCCGAGACGTATCAGGAGCTGGAGCGGGACGGCTTGCCGCCCCTGGAAGGTATCAACATCGGCATTGACTTCATCGACCCCATGGTCGACCGGAATCTATCGCCGACCGGCCCGGACGGGCGCATAGAAATCAACACAGTCGAGGATCTGCAGACGTGACGATGATGAAAGTAAAGCCCGTGGCGGGTCGCGCTGTGCCTGTGCCCGAGCGGGGCAATGCACTGCTGGAAAAGGCCGAAGAGGTGCCGCGCACGCCGTATTGGGTGCGCCGCGTGAACGATGGCGATGTGGTCGAAGAGACCGCGAAGGCTAAGGGTGCCAAGCAATGACGATTCCATTTAACGCGACGCCGAGCGACCTGCGCGCGCCGTTGTTCTACGCCGAAGTGGACAACAGCCAGGCCGGCGGGGCGAACGAAACGCTGCGCCGCCTGATCGTCGGCCAGGTCAACGACGACGCCGCCAGCGAGGAAATCGGCCGCCTGGTGCTGGTGTCCCGCACTGCCGAGGCAATCGCCATCGGTGGCCACGGCTCGATGCTGGCCGCGATGCACAAGCGTCACCGCCAGGTCGACAGCTTCGGCGAGGTCTGGTGCCTGCCGCTCAAGGCGACCGAGGGCACACCGGCCGAGGGCAAGGTAACCGTTACGGGTACCGCCACCGAGGCGGGCATCGTGAACCTGTATATCGCGGGTCAGCGTGTGCGGGCCACCGTGGCCAAGGGTGCCAACCCGGCCGCGGTTGCCGCTGCGCTGGTGGCGGCCATCACCGCGAACCTTGACCTGCCGGTTACCGCGGCCGCGGCCGATGGTGTCGTTACCGTAACGGCCAAGTTCAAAGGCGACCTTGGCAACGATGTACGCCTGCGCCTGAACAGCAAAGGGCGTGCGAACGGCGAGACGACCCCGGCGGGTCTGTCGATCACGCTTACTGCCATGGCGGGCGGTGTCGGCACCCCGGACATTGCCCAGGCCCTGGCGGCGCTGGGCGACGAGCCGTTCGAGTTCTTCACGTCGCCATGGACTGACGCCACCACGCTGGACGCGTGGCAGGAAACCATGAACGACAGTACCGGCCGCTGGAGCTGGTCCAAGCAGCTGTATGGTCACGTCTACAGCGCACGGCGCGGCACGCTGGGCGCGCATGTGGCGGTCGGCCAGACTCGCAACGACGCTCACGTGACGGTGCATGGCTTCGAAATGACCGTGCCCCAGCCGTGCTGGGAAATGGCGGCCAGCTACGCGGCCCGGCAAGCGGTGTTTATCAGCGCTGACCCGGCACGCCCGACGCAATCGGGCGCTCTGATCGGCATGGAACCCGCCGACCCGTCCGACCGTTTTCTGTTGAGCGAGCGTAATACCTTGCTCGGCTATGGGATCGCCACGGCGTACTACGAGGGTGGCGCATACCGCATTGAGCGCGCGGTTACCACGTACCAGAAAAACGCCTATGGCCAGCGTGACGAAAGCTATATGGACAGCGAGCCGCTGCACCAGTCGGCCTACGTGATTCGCTACCTGCGCGGGATCATCACCGGCAAGTATGGCCGACACAAGCTGGCCAACGACGGCACCAACCTGGGCGACGGCGGCGGTGTGGTCACGCCGGCGGTGATCCGTGGCGAGCTGGTCGCGGCGTACCTGAATCTGGAACGCATGGGCATCGTCGAGAACGCCGAGCTTTTCAAACAGCACCTGATCGTCGAGCGCAACGCGACGAACCCGAACCGCCTGGATGTGCTGTTCCCGCCGGATCTGGTCAACCAGCTGCGCGTCTTCGCGATGCTGTATCAGTTCCGTCTGCAGTACCCCGCCGCGGCCTAAGCCGTAACCGTTCTACAAGCCCGCCGCCGTGCGGGCTTTTTTGTGGGAGTTAGAAAACATGGGCCAGAAAGCAGCGGGCACCTGCTACGTGAAGGTGGACGGCCAGCAGCTGGTTATCACCGGCGGCTGTGAAGCGCCGTTGAGCAAGGTCAAGCGCGAAACCATCGCCCCCGGCCATTTCAAGGAAGAGGATTTACCGCCATTCCTGAAAGTGGACGCGCTGAAAACCAAGGGCATCGACTGGCAGAAGCTGGTCAATGCCACCGATATGACGGTCACCTGCGAATTTCGCGACGGCAGCGTTTACGTGCTGGCCGGCGCCTACACCGTGGATGAAGTCAATGTAACGGGTGACGACGGCAAGGTGCCGCTTCACTTCAACGGCAGTAGCGGAGAGTGGCAGTGATGGATAAAGAAAAATTCCCCCTGAGTGCGCCGATTCAGGCCCATGGCGAAACGCTGACTGAGCTGTTCGTGCGCCGCCCGACACCGCAAGAGTGCCGAGCCATTCGCGCGTTGCCGTACGTGCTGACTGAAAACACGCTGCCTATCGTCGAGCCTGAAGCAGCGGCGAAGTACATGGCTTTGTGCTGCGGTATTCCGCCGTCTTCGGTGAATCAGCTGGATCTGCACGACTTCAACCAACTGGGGTGGAAGATCGTGGGTTTTTTCGTGAATTCCAAGGCGACGGAGAAGGCGACGCCATCGACGGAATCGAGCGAAGAGCCTTCGACCTAGCCTGGCTGTGGAAGGTCGACCCGGAAGTGATGATGGGTCGGCCGCTTGACGTGCTGCTGAGGTATCAGGAGCACGGCGCCCGGATCGTGAACGAGATTCAACAGGGGCAAGACAGTGGCTGATAAATTCCAGCTAAAGGCGCTGATTACCGGCGTCGATAAGCTGTCGCCGATGCTGACGGGCGTTCGCAAAAACGCCCTGCAGCTGCGCAAGCAATTGCGCTCTTCCGAGCTGGGCGATATCGGATTTAGCGACATGCTCAAGGGCGGCGCCTTCGCGGCGCCGTTCGTCATTGGTGCCCGCGAAGCCATGCGTTTTGAGAGCGCAATGGCGGACGTTCGCAAGGTGGTCGACTTCGACACGCCGGCGCAGTTTCAGGCGATGAACGATCAGGTTCTAGACCTTTCCGAGAAGCTGCCCATGGCGGCCAACGGAATCGCCGCCATCGTCGCCGCCGGCGGCCAATCGGGCCTGGCCCGTGAAGAGCTGCTGCAGTTCGCCGAAGACGCCGTAAAAATGGGCGTGGCGTTCGATACCACCGCCGAGCAGTCCGGCGAAATGATGGCCAAGTGGCGCACGTCCTTTCGGATGAATCAGGCCGAGGTCGTCACCCTGGCTGACCAGATCAACCACCTGGGCAACAAGGGCGCGGCGAGCGTTGCGCAGATTTCCAAGATCGTCACCGCCATTGGCCCATTGGGTGAAGTGGCGGGCGTGTCCGCGGCGCAGATCGCGGCCATGGGTTCGACCCTGGCCGGCGTGGGCATCAATGACGACGTGGCGGCAACGGGCATCAAGAACCTGTTGCTGACCTTGACGGCAGGCGGTGCGGCCAGCAAGGCGCAACAGCAGGCGTTCAAAGCGCTGCGGCTCGACAGCAAGGAAGTCGCCAAGGGCATGCAGACCGATGCGGAGGGCACGATTGCGCGTGTGCTCAAAGCGGTTAGCAAGGTCGAGAAAAGCAAGCAGGCGTCAGTTCTAACGCAGCTGTTCCAGAAAGAGTCAGTCGGGGCAATCGCGCCCCTGATGACGAACCTTGAAATGCTGTCGACGAACTTCCGCCGCGTGGGTGATGCGACCGAATACGCCGGCTCGATGAATGCCGAGTATGCGGCGCGGGCCAAGACCACCGAAAACAACATGCAGTTGCTGCAGAACCGCGTCACCCGCCTGGGAATCAGCGTGGGGGCGGCGCTGCTGCCGCCGTTCAATGAGTTCATGGCGAACATCGGGCCGGTGATCAGTGGCGTTGCGCAGCTGGCTGCCGAGCATCCGGGGCTGGTGAAAGGCGTCCTGGGCGCCGCTGTCGGTTTTGGCGTGCTGCGCGTGGCGGTGATGGGGGCGACCACGGCCATGACGATCATGGCGGCCGTAACGGCTATGAGCCCTATAGGTCTTGTGGTGCGTGGTATTGCGCTTGCTGCCGGCGTGCTTATCGCTAACTGGGACAAGGTGGCGCCTTACTGGGACGCGCTGTGGGAGAACCTTAAAGGGCCGTTGCTGGCGGGCTGGGAACTCTTCAAGACCGTCGCCGGGTTCACGCCGCTGGGGATGATCATCAAGAACTGGGAACCGATTGTGGCGTGGATGCGGGGCATGTGGGAGCGGATCAAGCCCTACGTGCAACCGATCATGGACGCCGCGGCCTGGGTGATGGGCAGCAGTTCGCCGGCGAACGGCCCGGTATCGGGGCCAGCCTCTGGCCCTGGCACCACGTCGCTTGCCGCTCAGGCAGCTGCGGTCAATGGCACGAACCTGCAAGGGCAGATGGTCGTTCGCTTCGAGAACGCGCCGGCGGGCATGCGCGCAGATCCAGCGAAAACTAATCAATCGGGCCTGTTGGTCACCCCGCAAGTCGGGTACCGCTCTCTGTCTGGAGGTTAAGCCGTGAGTACATGGCGCGAGCAGTTGCGGCCGGCCTCTTTCCGGGGCGTGCCGTTCGAGGTCGAGGGCGACAGGTCGCCGGCGGGCCGGCGCACGCAATTGCACGAGTTCGTGCAGCGTGACAAGCCATTCGTCGAAGACCTTGGGCGCCGGACGCGCACGTTCAAGCTGGTTGGCTATGTCTGCGGCGATGACTACCTGCAGAAGCGTGACAACCTGCTCAACGCCCTGGACAAGCCAGGCGCTGGCGAGCTGGTGCACCCCTGGTTCGGCAAGCTGAACGTCACGGCAAGCGATGATTGCGAGGTGACGCACGAACGCCGGGAGGGCGGGCTAGCCCGCTTTACCCTGGAGTTCGTCGAGTCGGGCGACAAGGGATTTCCGGTCGGCACGCTCAATACCAGCCGCCAGGTGGTGAAGGCCAAGGGCGGCTTTATCGAGATGGCCGCCGAGCGGTTCCGCTCGGTGATGGCCACGGTCAACGCTGGTCGGGCCAAGGTCACGGCGCTGACGGCCGCCATCATGGGGCCTTACAACACGGCGTCGGTTTACTTCGGCGAAGCCTTGCGCACCGTCAACAGCGTTACCGAGTTCATCGACAAGCTGATCGGCCAGCCGGCGGCGTTCATGGGGCTGTTCCGCTCGCTATCAACGGGCGTGGGCATCCTGGGCAGCTCTGCCCAGTTCGGTAACTTCACGTCGGCCCTGCAGTCGCTGCGTCGCAAGTCGTCTGATGTGAAGTCGCTGAGCACCACCTACGGCTATGCCGGCGACAGCACAACCGGTGCTATTGCGCGGGCAAGCCAGGCGCTGATTCGTGACGCGCTGATAGCGGATCTGGCGGACGAGGTGGCGGCGATTCCCGTCCTGCCGGCGCCGCCACCGCCGCCGGCTACGCCGTCACTGGGCCAGCAGGTCGCCCAGCCGGTCGCGCGGGCTGATGTGCCGGTGACTGACGAAGTTCTGGCGGCGCGTGATGCCGTGGACGATGCGCTGTGGTCGGCGGCGCTCGATGTTGATCACCAGCAGTTTGAGCGTTTGGAAGAGCTGCGCAAGGCGATTTACCGGCACCTGACGGCTGTTGCGGCCGCTGGCGTGCGCCTGGTGGAAATCAGGCCGCTGACCACCGAACCAGCCCTTGTCACCGCTTACCGCCGCTTTGCCGACGCCTCGCGCGCCGGCGAAATCGTTACGCGTAACCGCGTGCGACATCCCGGCTTTGTGCCGCCGTCGACGCTGCTGGTCGCCAAGGAGTAACCCCAGTGACAGACCCCAATGCTGTGACGCTGAGCGTCGACGGCCTGGATTACCGCGGCTGGAAGAAAGTAAAGATCACGGCCGGTATCGAGCGCCAATGCCGTGATTTCAGCCTGGGCGTGAGTTGGCAGTGGGACGCCGCCGGCGAAGCGATCCCGATCAAGCAGGGCGCGGTTTGCGAGGTGCGCATCGGCGCTGACCTGGTGCTGACGGGGTACGTGTTCGGCCTGCCGGTCGACTACGACGCCAAGAGCATCACGCGCAGTGTCGTCGGCCGTTCGCTGACGGCGGATCTGGTCGACTGCTCGGCGGTCAACGAGCCGGGCCAGTGGCGGCAACAGAGCGTGCAACGCATCGTGCAGGCGCTGGCCGAACCCTTCGGCCGCAAGGTACGCAGCGAAGTCGCAGAGACGGCTGCGCTGGCTGATCACAGCATCGAGCCCGGAGAAAGTGCGTTCGAGAGCATCGACCGGCTGTTGACGCTTTCGCGCCTGCTGTCGACCGATGACGCCCGCGGCGAGGTGGTGATTGTGAAGCCTGGCAGCGGCGGCCGTGCGGTCGACCGCCTGCAGGTGGGGCAGAACATCCTGAGCGCGCGTGCCGGCTTCGACTTTTCAAGCGTGCATTCGGAATACCGCTGTGTTGGCCAGCGCAGCGGCACCGATGACACGTTCGGCGTCGCCGCGTCCGAGGTGTCGGCGCGGGTGACAGATCCGCGCGTCGGCCGGCGGCGGGTGCTGCTGATCCGCCAGAACGGGCAGATGACGCCCGAGCTGGCACAGGCCCGCGTGAACTGGGAGCGCGGCAATCGGATGGGCAAGGCCTTGGGCGTTACCTACCGGGTGCAAGGCTGGCGGCAGTCGAACGGCGCGCTGTGGGTGCCGAACCTGATTGTTCGGGTGGTCGACCCAATCGCGGGCCTCGACCGGGACATGCTCATAGGCGAAGTGGAATACACGATTGATGAAGGCGGCACTGTGGCCGCTCTGACCGTGGCCCCGCCGGATGCCTTCGACCCTGAGCCCGAAGATCCGCACAAAAACCGCAAGCTCAAGAAGGGCGGCGTTTCCGACAATTTCGAATACCTGCTACCGGCAGACTGGGAGAAGCAATGAGCCAGGGCATGTTCGCGCGCTGCGCTGTGGCACTGGCCAACGCCAGAACCAAGATGCAGACGCTGCAGGTACGGCTGTTCGCCGGCGAAATCAAGGATGGGGTCGAGCACTTCGAGCCCTACGGCTTCACCGCCCGGCCGCATGAGGGCGCGGAGGGTATCGCGCTGTTCCTTGGAGATCGCTCGCACGGGGTAGTGGTGTGCGTTGCTGATCGGCGATTTCGCCTCAAGGAGCTGGAGCCGGGCGAGGTGGCTTTGTACACCGACGAGGGCGACCGCTTCCACTTCAAGCGCGGCCGCCGGGTCGAGCTGGAAACCCTGACGTTACACGTAACGGCTTCGGAGGGTGTCGAGTTCGACACGCCGGAGATTCGTACGACCGGCCGCATTGTGTCGGCTGGCGATCAGGTCGCCGGCGGCGTCAGCCAGATAAACCACCCGCACGAAGGTGTGCAGCGCGGTAGTGACCAGACCGGCAAGCCGGTGGGGGGCTAGATGGCGATCACCAATCAAGACGACTTGGCCGCGGCGCTGGAGCGCGCCACGCATATCAGCCTGTTTACCTGGCGTCGCGCCGGCACCGATGACCGCTTGGACGATGACGAGCGTTACGGCTGGTGGGGCGACAGCTTCCCCAGCGAGACAGACGACCAGATCGGCTCAAGGCTCTACCTGCTGCGCCGCCGCGCGCTGACAGACGAGACGGTACGCGACGCCATCGACTACGCCCGCGAGGCCATGCAATGGCTGCTCGATGACGGCCAGGTGACCGACGTGGCCATCACTGCAACGCGCGGCGTTAACCGCTTGGATATGGGCGTGGTGCTGACCATTCCCGGCGGCGAGCAGGTCACCGTACAACTCGACAATCTTTGGCAGGTAATCCATGGGCTATGAAGTTCCAACGCTGCCGGCGCTGATCGCCCGGGCGCAATCCGACCTGGCCGGTACCGAAGGGCTCAGGCACTCCGATGCCCAGGTGCTGAGCCGGGTGATGGCCGGCGGAAATTTCGGGCTCTACGGGTACATGCAGTGGGTCGCCGCGCAGATCCTGCCCGATACCTGCGACGAGGAAATACTGTTGCGCCTGGCCAAGCTGCGGCCGATCCGTGACCGCCTGCCGGCCACGTCGGCAACGGGTAGCGCCGCCGGCGCCGGTACGCCGGGTGCCGTGCTCGATGCAGGCGTGCTGTTCCAGCGCGACGACGGCGTGCTGTTGCGGGTGGCGGTCGGCGTCACGCTGACCGCTGGCACCGTGAACGTGCAGCTTGAGGCAATCGAGGCGGGCGTTATGGGTAACACGCCGGCCGGCGCTGCGCTGCGTCTGGTGTCGCCCGTTCGCGGCATCGTCGACGGCTTCACGGTTACGGGTAACGGCATTGCCGGCGGGGTCGAGCAAGAGAGCATCGAGGCGCTGCGCGTTCGGGTGATTCGCTCTTACCGCGAGCTGCCGCACGGCGGCAACGGCAACGACTATGAGACGTGGGCGCTTGAGGTGCCCGGCGTCACCCGCGCCTGGGTTCGCCGTAACTGGCTAGGCCCCGGCACGGTCGCCGTGTTCATCATGCGCGACGGTGATCCGAACCCGATCCCGACCGAAGAGGCGCGCGCCCAGGTGCTGGCCTATATCACCGAGCCCGGCCGGGCGCCGGTGACGGCCGAAGTGTACGTGCTGTCTCCGGCGCCCAAGGTGGTTCAGTACGCCGCCAGCGTGACGCCGGATACGTCGGCCGTACGGGCCGCGGTGGAAGCGTCGTTGCGCGAGCTGCATTTTCGCGAGGCCGAGCCCGGCGCGACGCTGCTGCGCACGCACATTGCCGAGGCGATCAGTACCAGCGCCGGCGAGCGTGACCACGCGCTGGCCCTGCCGGTTGCTGACGTTACCGCGGCCCCGAATGAAATCCTGATGTTCGGGGGTATCGAATGGCGTTGAGAACCCAGGCGGACTACTACGCCCAGCTGCGCGCGCTGCTGCCTCCTGGCCCGGCCTGGGATGCGCAGTTGGTGGCCGAGGTCGACGGGGTGCTAAAGGCCCTGGCGGCCGAGCCCGCGCGGCTTGATGCCCGCGGCTATGACCTGATGAACGAGGCCGACCCGGCCACCGTGCATGAACTGGTGCCGGACTGGGAGCGGGTCATGGGCCTACCCGATCCGTGCTTGGGCGAGTCGCCGACCTTCGATGATCGCAAGATCGCCGTACGGCAGCGCCTGACCAGCCTGGGCGCGCAAACGCCGGCGTTTTATCTGCGCATTGCCGCGAGCCAGGGCTACCAGAACGCCCGCATCTTGCAGCACCGCGCGCCGCGCTTCGGCCGGTCGCGCTTCGGTCGCGACCACTTCGGCAGCTGGGCTGCTCAGTTCATGTGGACGCTCTACACCGGCGCCCGCTTCCCCGGCGGCCGTCGCTTCGGCGCGAGCTACTGGGGCGAGCGCTTCGGCGTGAACTCGGCGCACGCCCTGGAGTGCCTGATACGCCGCGCAGCGCCTGCACACACCGTTGAACGAATCATTTACGAAGAGGCACCTTGATGGACTATCCAAAAAGCGTAGACGGCGTGGGCCTGGTCGATGGCCAGTTCGTCGACGAAGACAAGACCACCGGCCGGCCCGGCTCGCTGATCCCGGCCGAGTGGGGCAACAGCGTTACCGAAGAACTGCTGAACGTGATCAAGGCCGCGGGCCTCTCTCCGAGCGAAGAGCAGAGCAACCAGCTACTGGCCGCTATCCGCCGCCTGCGTGGCGGCGCCGGCAACTTCGGTCTGTGGGGCTGGAACACTGCAACCGCTGGTAGTCCCGGTGTCGGCCGGCTTTCGCTGGGTGCTGTCGATCCTGCCGCCGCGTCCCAACTGATCATCGCCGAGGTGAGCGGCGAAAGCATGGACTATGCCGGCCCGCTGTCGCTGCTGCGCGCCGGCGATACGATCAGCGTGCAGACCCGCGACAGTGCCGAGTTCTCGCACCGCTACCGGGTCACCGGCGACCCCGTGGACAACGGCGCGTATCGCACCATTCCAGTAACGCACGTCAGCGGCACCGGCGCGGCGCCCGCTGATAACGTGGTGCTGTCGGTGCTGTTCACCCAAGCCGGCGCCTCTGATTCGTCCATCCCGGTCGGCTCGGTCATGTGGTGGCCAGACCGTCGCAGCATCCCTAAGGGCTTCGGGCCGGGTGACGGTCAGGCGCTGCAGCGCTCGCTGTATCCCGACCTTACCAAGATGGCGACCCGCGACATGCTGCCGCTGGCCACTGACGCGAACTGGTGGGCCACCCCGACCGAGCGCGGCAAGTACACCCTGGGCGACGGGTCGACGACCATTCGCTTGCCTGACTACAACGGCAAGTCGGAGGGCTCGCTGGGTGCACTGTTCCAGCGTGGTGACGGGGCGTTGTCTGCCGCTATCGCTGGCGTTATTCAGCGCGACCAGTTTCAAGGCCATTCGCATGATGTCCGCTGGGGGCAAAATGGCGGTAGTGGCGGTACTGCTGCCGGTAACAACTTGGCAACTTACGGCGCTGCCGCAAGCCTTAATCAAGGGACGGGGCCTGTCAGCGATGGTACGAACGGCGCGCCTCGGTTTGGCACTGAAACCCGTGCGCTCAACGTGACAGGCTGCTGGATCATCAAGCTGTTCGGCACGGTATCGAACGAAGGCGCAGCCGATGCGGCGGCACTGGCTACGGTCTACGCCGCGCTGGTGGGGCGTGTTGAGGCGCTGGAGGCTAGGCCTCGCTCGCTGGGTGATGGCCAGACGTATCAGGATGTCACCGCTAATCGAGTTGCAGGGACTATGTACACCAACACGCGCGGCCGGCCGATCTTATGGCTTCTGAATGCCTATGCAAACGCAGCGCGCGACATCTATATCAACGGCTCCAAGGTCGCGCAGCTTGATCTTACAGGCGGCAACCAGGGCACAGTGTCGTGTGTGTCCCTGGTGGTTCCGGCCGGCGCCACTTACGGCACTCAGGCGGGATTAGGTATTAGGGGATGGTCGGAGCTTACCCAATGAGCCATAAATATTTCAAAGATGCAGACGGCGTGCCATACGCATTCGAGGCTGATGGCTCGCAAGATGCATTCATTCCGCCCGGCCTGGTGGCCATGACTGACGCCGAGGTCGCTGCGCATTTGGCGCCGCCGGATCTTTCGCCCGTACGAATAGCCGAGATCGACGCCGAGCTAATCGCCCTGGATCTGGCCAGCGTTCGCCCGCTGCGCTCGGTGCTGGCCGCTGCTGAACCCGCCCCCGAGGACGTGGCCAAGCTGGCCGAGCTGGACGCCCAGGCCGCCGCCTTGCGCGAGGAGCGCGCGTTGTTGCTGCCCCCGCCGCCGCTGCTGGAACCGGTGCAATCCCCTGAGCCCGAAGCCGGGCAACCCCAATAAGACCCCGCCACCTGGCGGGGTCTTTCGTTTCTGATACTAGCCCGCCTCGCGGGCTTTTTTTTGCCCGGAGAAAACATGACATTGAACGAGATCCGCCTTGGGCCGCTGGCCCAGGCGCTCGCGCTGCTGCCTGCGCGTATGAAAAGCGATGCCGCCGAGATTCAGGTGCTGACCACCACCCTGCAGGAGTCGCCGAACCGTGAGCAGTGTCAGCTGCCCATCCGCCCTGGCAAGTGTGGCCCGGCCCGGGGCATTGCTCAGTTCGAGCTTGGCGGCGGTGTAAGGGGTGTGGTGCACCACCCTGCGTCGCGCCCGCATGTCCTGGCCGTCTGCGCCGCCTTGGGCGTAGAGCCTACCGAACAGGCCATCTTCGACGCGTTGCCCACTCAGGACGACGTACTGGATTGCGCGCTGGCCCGTCTGCTGTATTGGACCGACTCGCGCCCGCTGCCGGCCGTGGGTGATGTCGCCGCTGCCTGGGATTACTACCTGCGCAACTGGCGGCCTGGTGCATACACGCGCGGCTCCGGTGAGCAGCGTGCTCAGTTGCGCAAGAAGTGGACGGTGAACTATGCCCTGGCGCTCGATGTTGTCCGGGGTACGCCAGCATGACCTGGCTGAAGCTGGTGCCTGCTTGGGGCTGGTGGCTGATCTCCGTCGCTGTCGTCGCCGGTGGCCAGCAGATCCGCGTGAGCGGCCTGCAGGCCGAGCTGGATGCCGAGCGGTCCGCGGCGACCGAGCAGTACGGAAAGCTGGTGGCCTGCCGCGAGACCCGCGGCAATCTGCTGGTACAGGTCGGCGAGCAGAACACCGCCCTGGCAGATCTGCGCGCCAAAGCAGCCGCTCGCGCGCAGCAAGCCGAGCAGGCCCAGGCCGGCGCGCGGCAGCAATCCGAAGCCGACTACCGGGCCGCAAACCGGCTGCAGCAAGAGCGCACCGGCGGCGACGCCTGCGCAGCAGCCACCAGTGTGATCGATAAGGAGCTGGGCCTATGAGGCTGATCCTGATGGTCGCGCTTGCGGTGCTGGCTGGCTGTGCTGCCAAGCCACCAGCAGAGCCCGAGCCGCGCATCGTGCGTGTCGAGGTGCCAATTGAGGTGCCGTGCCGTACGAAGGAAGTAGCCTTGCCGCCTTGGGCCGCTTCCGGCCTGAAGGCTGACGACAGCCTGGAAGTGAAGGTGAGGGCGCTGCTTGCTGAGCGCCGCCAGCGCATCGGCTATGAGCGCGAGCTTTTGGCCGCGAATAGTGCTTGTCGATAGTGTGTGTGCTCAAACAATAATAGGTATCCGTATACCGCAGGGACGCACATGCCAAACGAATATTCAAAGATCAACAAGGCCGGGCCATTCAATCTAACCGTTTCTGAAGGAGAGCTTCCATATATCATTCACCTTCTTAATCACGCAATGTCATCAGTTAAAGAGTTGCCAGACTTCTCTGAAGACGACCGACTTGCTATTGCATCTGATTTTGGTGGTGAACATAAAGGAGCCGGTTTCAATACGTATTCATTTCTGATTCTGGCTCAAAATAAAATCTTTCCTTTCAAGGAGGAGGTTGAACGGATCAGGCGTAAGCACGGTATCCTCGACCCCTATAGTGAGATCTCATTTAAGAAACTCGACTATGGGCCAAGGCGAAGAGCTCTCCCCGAATTTCTGAATGCTGTTGATACTCTCATTCACGGTGTTCTCGTTAATGTTGCTGTGGAAAGATCCATCGATACGGTATTCGGTCCAACTAAGCAAGCGGTTCACCCATTTATTAGCGAAGAGTTATCCAGTAGAGGATTCGGGAGATGGAATGGCTTAGCAGGAGAGAAAGTACTGAGGATATGTCACTCCATAGCCTACTTCGTTGCCTTGACTTCATACTCTGGGCAGCGGCTGCTATGGTATTGCGATAATGATGCAATAAACGAGAATGCGAATGGCAGGAGCTACACAAATACTCAGGAGCTCTTTGCTAACATATTGGGAGGTTATTCAAAACATCAGTTCGAACTGATCGGTTTCGCTAAGTCATTCGCAGAGAAATCTTATCTTGACGATTTGCTAAGCATAAGCGATCTTGCTGCTGGAATTACTCAAGATATCCTCACATCTCACCGTACTGGAAATCCCAACATTCCAGGCAATGAGGATAAGGTTCCGTTATTGAAGTGGATGGCTAATAAAAGCAAACATCTGTCCAAAATTACTATACAGATATCCATGCTGCCAGATGGGGGGGTTGGCAGTGGAATTGTGAATATCACCCCCGTCGACTAGATAAGATGCTCTGTCGATAGCGCTATGGCTATACTGCCGACTTTTATAAGGGGGCAGCTCATGCTCAATATCTACAGCTCCAAATGGGGCGTGGTGCTGGATAAGCAGCTCGGCACGCAGCAGGGCGTTTCGATTTGGGAGTTTCACCGAGCGGCGTCCTCGGTCTGTCGCGCGCAGGGGCGGCGAACCTATCGGTACGCTCGCATCAAGCCAGCAGAGCCCAAGGATGGTCAGGAGGTCGAGGTGACCCTCATGCTGACTCCGACCTCGCCCGAATCTGATTGGCTTGCGCTCGGCGTGGCCACTGCTCGGACTATCGACAGCATCTGACTGGCGCGGCTAGATCAGCGGGGTATCAATTCGCCTGATCAGCTCAGGGCCGTGGTTCTTCACGTTGCCCACCGCTTTATCGACCGGGTACCACTCAAACGCCTCTACGGGGGTGTCGTGGTGCCTGGCCAAGTCTTCGGCCCGCTCGGGCAGCAGGCCTGGCTCCAGCCATTCCCTCGCAACGTCTGGCGGCAGCACGACCGGTCGGCGGTCGTGGATGTCGACCATCCCTTGATCACTGGCTGCGGTGATGATCGCAAATCCGCCAGCGTCTTCCTCTCCGTCCCGCGGCACGTCGGCAATCCCGGCGAAGAACGCCGGGGCCCCGCCTTTCAGCCTGATGAAATACGGCTGCTTGACCTTGGGATTGTCCGGGTCCTTCTTCCATTCGTACCAGCCATCCGCCGGAATGATCACGCGACCCTTTTTCCAGATCGCGCCCCAGAATCGACTGGTGGCAGCGGTCTCGATGCGCGCGTTGATCGCTGGCGGCCGCTTGCCGTCCGCCCAGTGCGGGGCGTAGCCCCATTGGGTTCGGGTCGCATGCGTGCCCAGGTCATCTTGATGCAGCAGCAGAACGCGCGACTGGGGCGCGACGTTGTACCGCGCCAGGGGCTCGTTCGACCAGTCGCCCTCCAGCAGCCCGAGCTGTAGAGCCTTCGAGTATTCGTCGACAGTTCGGTACTGCGTGAATCGTCCGCACATGGAACCCTCCGGTCGTCAGTTGGCCATCATGAGTCTTTGACCGCGACTCGGGTCATTTGGTATCTGTATATGCATACAGTATTTTTATCAGGTCTCTCTCATGGGCAACGCAACCATTCTTGGCCCAGTGGGCAGCTCGTCTTCCGAGCTGCCTTTTTTTTCCTACCGGGTGCCGGCCGGTTTCCCAAGCCCGGCCCAGGATCACCTCGAGCAGAAAATCTCGCTCGACGAAGTGCTGGGCATCCACGCGCCCCAGACGTACCTGGTGCGCGTTGACGGCGACAGCATGACTGGGGTGGGGATCTTCGATGGTGACGTTGTGGTGGTCGACAAGTCGCTGGACGCCGTATCGGGCGACGTGGTGATCGGTGCTGTGAACAGCGAGCCGGTGCTGAAGACATACATTCGCCGAGGCCAGCAGGTGATTCTTCAGTCGGAGAACCCGAAATATCCGCCGCGATACATCCTTGAGGGGGATGAGTTCGAGGTATGGGGTGTGGTCACCAGTGGCCTGCGCCGGTTGCGCTGTCATGCCTGAGCAAGTTGTAGCGCTGATCGACTGCAATTCCTTCTACTGCAGTTGCGAGCGTGTGTTCCGGCCCGACCTGCGCCGGGTGCCCCTGGTGGTGCTCAGCAACAACGATGGCTGTGTAATCGCGAGATCGGCCGATGCCAAGCCTTTCGTGAAGATGGGCGCGCCGTATTTCCAGATCAAGAATGAGCTTCGCCGCCATGGCATCGTGCCGTTCAGCTCGAACTACGCGCTGTATGGCGATATGAGCGAGCGCGTGATGACGGTGATCGAGGGCATGGTCCCGGCAGTCGAGGTGTACAGCATTGACGAAGCCTTCGCCGACCTGACCGGCATGCCCGGTGATCTTGAGCAGCTCGGCCGGGAGATCCGTGCGCGCGTGCTGAAGTACACCGGCATACCGACTGGGGTCGGCATTGCCACGACCAAGACCTTGGCCAAGCTGGCCAACCACTCGGCAAAGAAGTGGCAGCGGCAAACGGGCGGTGTAGTCGACCTGCGCGACCCCGATCGGCGCGACAAGGTATTGAGGGTGCTGCCGGTGAGTGACGTGTGGGGTGTTGGCCGGCGCATGACCGAGCACCTCAACGCCCAGGGCATCAAGACGGCCTGGGATCTGGCACAAGCTGACGCGTGGACGCTGCGCAAGCAGTTCAGCGTGGTGATCGAGAAGACCGCCCGCGAGCTGCGCGGTACGCCATGCCTGACGCTGGAAGAGGCGGCGCCGCCGAAGCAGGAGATCTGTTCCAGTCGGATGTTCGGCAAGCGGCTGCAGGATATCGAATCGATCCGCCAGGCCGTGGCCACTTACACGGCGACCGCGTGCGAGAAACTCAGAGCGCAGCAGTCCGTGTGCAGGCAGATCCGAGTAGGCGTGCGTACTGGCATGCATAACCCCGAGGAAGCGAAGTACGCCAAGGGAGTGGCACTGCAGTTGCCATGGGCGACTGACGACACCCGAATGATCACTCACTACGCTATGCACGCCCTGGAGCAGGCCTATCGGGCCGGCTTCTCATACAGTAAGGCCGAAGTGATGCTACTCGATCTCTGCCAGCGTACGGAGATCACCGGCGACCTGTTCGCACCCCAGCAGTCGGCCGAGTCGACCAGGGTCATGGCTGTGCTAGACGAGATCAACGCCAGGTGGGGAAGGGGAACGCTCCGCCCGGGCCGCGTGGAACTGCAGCCGGAGTGGGGTATGCGGCGGGAGATGATGAGCCAGAGTTTCACAACGCGGCTGGATCAGTTGTGGTGCGTGGGCACTGGGCGACAGATACAGTCGACATGA